TTTCACTTACAAAGCCGCGGTCAGGTATTGCTTGTAATAGCTCTAAAACTCCTCTAATAGCGTGATTTTGCTGTTCTGCTTGCCTGCGAATAGCCGGATCACTTGATTGATTTAAAGTAATTAAGTTTTGTTCTCGCTCCGCCAACATAAACCGTTTTAAACCAATTAACTCTCGAACAGCGTTTTCAGGGTTGGTTAGGAAAAACTCAGTGCTTGGGAACAAGTTTGCCAGACGCTGCTGTTCAGCTTCTGCAAACCGTGGGCTATTAGCTAAAGCTACACGACCAAGGATGTTAACAGTGTCAATAAAGTTACCAGCCTCAACTTGATCTGCGGCTACGTTTCTGAGTGCAGGAACGATGGCACCACCAACTTCACTAAACACTTGCGCCAACTTGTTATAAAAACCAACACCCTTACGAGCCGCATCCAAGGCGTTAAATACGCGTCTAGTAGTAACTCTACCACCTTCCATTCCAAGAATGTCTTCGGATTGTGAAATCTGGTTAGCAACCGCGGCATCGCCTATTTCTTGTCGAGTCTCACGCAGTTGACGACCGGCCTCCGCTTGAGAGCGAGCCAGCTTAACATCAGCAAAAGCTTTGTCCTTACTTACAAGCACCGCGCCCTCATATCTTGGGGAGGCCAGATTAATAACCTCACCATTTTTATCGTACAATGTAGAGCCAACCTTCTTAACAATGATATTCTCACCGTTCTCTAGTATCATGTTCTCGAAAGTACCGTTTTTAGGTGTCTTCTCACCGAAGATAGCAACCGGTGTTTCTTGCCCCTCTTTAATCTCCACAAGCTGACCTTCAACCAAACGAATGTCGCGTTTTTTGTTACCGTAGATAACTTCGACATTGTTTGGATTAGTAATGTCGATGACCTCACCGCCAACAGTAAGCGTTTTGCGAGTTTTATCACCAAAGATTGCGACAGGTTTTTTGCCATCAGTGATGTCGATAATTTGACCTTCAACAACCACGGTTTTGCGGTCAGGTTCAACTCGTGACAGACGGTTCTTAGTTTCTGTTGGCAACGCCATAAACTCTTCTTTGTTCATGCCGTACTTGCTGAAGTAATCCTTATCCGTAAGGACAGGCAGACCCATCATAAATTGTTGTGTCTCTTGATCAAGAGCACTGAACTGCTCTTTAGTAACGCCGTACTTAGCAAAGTAATCCTTATTCGTAAGGACAGGCAGGCCGCGTACATAATTCTGCATATCTGGGGATAATTGCTCAAAGGCGGCAAAACTGAACCCAAACTTGTCGAAGAAGGCTCTTTCCGTAATCGGCTTGTCCGGGGTAGGAGCTGTCGGAGGCTTCAGCATCATATATGATTCGCCTTCTGGTAAAGGATTGGCTTTACGCCAAGCCTGCATATCAGCTTTCCCCTGCTCAGAGTTTTTGTCAAAGATCGGAGATTGAGCACCGGTCTTAACGTCGTAAAGCACTACATCTTTTTCTTTTGGCTCACGAGGCATATTAGTTGTTGAGAACGAACCTTCGTTTTCAGACAACAGCTTTTCTGCTTCGGCACGACCTGCGGCGGTGCTTATGTCCGGCGACCCTAGATTTTTAGTGCCAGTTTTATCCAGCACGTTTATGAAGGAAGCCTTTTTAGGTTTAGCTCTTGCAAGCGCAAGTGCATCTTCTTGAGCAGTCTCCGCAGCAAGCTTTTTTTCAGCGGATTGAAGAGCGGCAAGGTCCATTGTGCGACCTTCTTTTTTCAAGTCTCTTTCAAATTCACGTTGCGCCTGTGCCCGCGCACCGATAGTTTGTGGTAGTTTAGTCGCCACTGCGGCGGCTGCAAGACGTTCTGCCGCACTCATACCGGGCCGTTCACCGGGGATGCCCCCAGCAAAAGTTAAGGCAGTCTGTGCAATATCAAACAGCATTTGTGACTGAGTTAAGTTCTTCTGCTCTTCAAGGTCCGCGGCGCGTGATTCCGGGTCACCCAACCCGTATTCACGATATAGTTCGCGCTGACCCTCTACCAACTCACGAAGCCGTGTTCCGTCACCACGTTTAGGGATAATCGGTGCTCCTGCTGCGGTAGCTTCAGCCATACGAATAGCCTCTAAAACTCCGGCTTGACCCGAACGCAAAGTTCCGGGTAAAGCTACCTCTCCACCGGGTTGGTACATTTGGACCGGCTGGTTGTCTCCGCGGCGGACCAGCCCGCCATCTTTAAAATTTACGGGAGGTGCCCCCTCCATAGGCATCGGCTGTGGTTCAGGTGGAGCAACTGTGGACATTATGCCCTGTGCCATCGCACCCTCTACCGGAGCAGACATTTCTTCTTGAGCAAGCTCGCCAATGCCCTGATCAACAGAGGCCATCATCATAACGGGCTGAACCAGAGCCAAAACAGATTCTGGTGTTTGTTGAGCATCTTCAGGGCCTACGACCTGAGCTAGTTCTGCATAACGCTCTTCAACACTGGCATCATCGCCACGGATAGCGTTCATTATATCTTCAGGGTCTTCCATGTTTTCCAAGTCACCGATACCGGCTTCGGCTGCACCAGACAACATCTGCTGTATCACTGTAGGATCTATGGCACCGGCCGCCTGTTGAGCAGGAGCACCGGGATCTGGCATCATAGCTGCTTGTCCTGCGGCCATACCGGCTGCTATGGCAGGAGGCTGTTCTGGCATCATACCGGCGATACCGCCCTCTTGCTTAAACTCTACGCCGCGGCCCATCAGGATGTCGGCCTGCGTAATTTCACCATCTTTGTTTAAATCAGGAAAAGCAGCTCCGCCCTTAGCAAACATTTGCCGCGCTAGTACACTTCTGTTCATCCGAATAACCCCGCTTTTGCTGCCCCGCCTGCCGCGGACAATCCTGCTATGCCCAGACCAAGGAACTGCTGAGCTGGTGAAACACTAGGAGATACGCCTGCCGTAATAGTTTGCTGAGATGACGGCGTACCTTTGTAAATATCTGAAAGAAAAGCATAACGCTGATAGGGTTCAAACAGTTGTTGCATTTGAGTCTGACGACCAGCTTCAAGTTCAGCCTGCTGCTGAGCCTGCTGCTGTTTGCCTAAATCAAACAGATAGCCTGTCTCGCGCTGTTGCAGCCCCTGACTAAGTTCAGCCATACGACCGAAGTCCTGTGCAGCTTGTCTTTGAGCTTGTTGAGCGTTCAAAAACGCCTGCGCCTGCGATTGTGCCAAAGCCTGCGCTCTGTTGCGGTCCACCTCTGCTTGTTGAATGGCGGCGCGACCACCACCAAACGCTCCTGCACCAAACGCTCCTGCTGCCGCCTGATTTTGTTGCATATCAAAAGAGCGGTCTATTTCTGCTTGAACAGCCTGTTGATACGGGTTCATGTATGTAGAAATGCCAGAAGGGTCCATAGCCTGACTAGCTTGTTGAAGAAACGGTAGGTACGAGCCTAACCCTTGTTGAGCCATGTCAATCGCGGCTGTAGAAAGTCCGGACATTCCTGCAACTTGTTGTGCAGGTAAAGTAACCGGTTGGTCAGCTAACTTTTTTGCAGACTCTAATAAACCTAACCGATAGGCTTCAATTTCCGGATCTTCGCGGACAATTTGAATTTGGGTATCTGTTGCCATTATGCCATCGCCTTTCCACGAGACTCAAGGTTACGCATCATGTCATACATACGATTTATGCCCTTTTCATTGTTCCCGTCACCCATGCCTTTTACTGCATCAGTAGTCATAACAAACTCACCGGGCATCAGCATAGCTCTGACGCTATCTTTTCCGGGTGTTCCTTCGTTTGGCATAATCCCGCCAGTACGCCTTGGGAAGATTTCACCGCCGTCCGCTGCAAAAGTTTGTGGGTAGATAGACCTAAAATCAGGCATCTGACCCATAAACTGGTAATCTGTAGGCACAACAACTTGTCCGGGTGTTCCTGAGCCTCTACCGGCTAACAAATATTTGTCCGGATTTTCTCTAAGAAGGTCTGAACCCGTAACCCCTTGAATATCATCAATATTTAATTCTGGTTGTTCTGGCTTTGTGAAGAAACCACCTGCGGCAAGACCGGCTGCAGCTAATGCCGCAGAGGGGCCAAACTTACGAATAAAACCGGGGGAAAGTTGTTCAGTAGCTCGGGCTATCGCGTCTTTAGTGCTTAACTCTTTAAGACCTTTTGAAACTAATTCTTTATTTATTTCAGAAGCTCTTTGTAAAATCGCGTCTTGGCTGGGTGTGCCGCCAGTCAAAAAGTCCATAGCGGTGTCAAACTTACCGGTTAAATTTTGAAACAGCCCCGGTTCTGTAGTCCCTGTTCCCGAAGGAATTAAGTTTTCTTTTGGTATGCTATCTAAAGGAGATGTCATACCAGTGTTTTGAGCTAAAAGGTCTCTGCTCTTCGCTTGTTTTACTAAGAAATCGGACGCCTCTGAACCGGGTTTCATGGCCTCGCCCACTTGTAGTCGACCAGTGCCCGCGTCTGTCATGGTTGCCCCGGAATCCGCATATTGGCCTCGGAGATTAGCGGCTGCGTCAGACGTTACTGTAGGAACTTCTGTGGTTGGCACAAAATCAGTGAACAACGTGCCTTCACCAGTTAACCCCTTACCGGTAAAGGTGCCTTTTACTCCAGATGCTGTTTGAGCAAGACGACCGGCCGGATCGGACAAAGCATTGCTCACTTTTTCAGTAAAAGTAGCTCCCTTACCGGTAAACCCTGAGAACAACGCGCCTGTGCCACCTGCAATCAACGCACTCTTAAGAGCATCTTTTATATCTCCCCCAGATACTAAAGTACCAATACCAGAGCCAAGAGCAGCACCATAAATAGGTCCAAGCGGGGTCATTGCTAATGCGATAGGCAAAACGATCGGAGCTACTTTTTTAAGAACTTTACCCACACCTTTAAATGCCTTTTTAACGCCTCTAGCAACGCCAGAAACAGCTTTTTTAATACCACCAAATATTTTCTTTAAGAAAAACTCCGGCATACCGGTGTCTGGATTGATAGAGTTTACGCCAGAACCGACAATATATTGTTCTGGGTCTTCTACACCTAGCTCTCGTAAATGACTAAAAATAGAGTCTTTTAAATTTGGGTTGTTGTCGATTAAAGCTTTTGGTACAACGAGTTCACCTGTTTCAACGTGAGCTACTGTATCATCGCCATAACGACCATAAGAAGCCATACGACGGGCGATAGGATTAAAAGTAGCAATACCCGCAGAGCCAAACTCTTGTTCTGCCTCTTCTTTTTCAAGGGCTTCAATTTCGTGATCCTCCATGTAAAAATCGGCGATACCGCCGGAAGGAAACGTAAACTCTTCTTTTTTTGCCGCTGTGCTTTTCATATCAACCACTCAAATCTGGTTTCACACCCATAATATACAATGTTTTTCTTATCTAGTCTATTAGGTGACTACCTTTACTGTGCCGCTATCGTTATATAGTGCTCCCGTCTCCAACCCTGTGGGAGAAGTAGGAAGGTCTGTAAGGGTTATTGTGGTGCCTCTTAGTTCACCGGGATTTTGTATTTGTGTAACAATTTGCGTTAAAGCACGAATAAGTTCATCAAAATAAATGCGGTCATACTCTGCTGGAGGCAACGGAAATTGAGGTAAGGGTACTTTACTAACGCTCATCTCTTACCGTCCTGAACAACTTCAACTCTTGGTGAACCAAGTCTCCAGTTCATAAGAGTATTGCTGGACTCAACCCTTACACCAAACGATCTGCCCCTTACACGAACAAAACTTTGTGTGGCACTGTCACCAACATTCACTGTTTTTGAGGTTACATACCCTGTTCCCGGAAATCTTTCTCCTTTTATAGTGAAAACAGCTTGGTTATCCGCACTTGTTTCAGAGTTGTTGAAGCTAATATCTGGTATTAAGCGTTGAACAAAAACAAAACCATCACCGTCACCTATATCTATTGGGCTTGACTCAATAAACGATGTCATAGCAGTGCCGTCATCGTCATTAGTCTTTTCATGGTTATAAATTAAAGTAGCAACACTTGCCATTGGATATTCGTAAACGCCCTTATCAACCCAAGCAGACCTGCCAAATGCACCTACATACCAAATCTTTTGTTCATAGTTGTAAACTACATACTTGTCATTCTCTGTTGCTGAAGCAGATGGATAAAACCAAAACACCTCACCAAACTCAGAGTTGACTCCTGCTACAATCTTTTCAAATGCATCTTCATTTAAGTCATTGAAAACATGATCTCTAACGGTGCATGGTATGGGCTGCACTCGTCCTTCATAAATATAAAACCTGTTCTTGCCCATCCAAAACACAGCGTCTTCTACAGCCACTGCCCCCATTGGGGATATAGCGGTGGTGTTGGTAGATATCTGGTTTATGCCAAAAGTAAAAGGAGGCCCTATGAACTGCATACTATGAACAGAGGAGTCGGTGAGAACTATTATTTCTCTACGTGTTTTAACCGCTTGTATGATTGCCGATCCGCTCTCAACTCTTAAATCACCAGCAGTGTTGGTAGCGGTTGCCTCCCAATCAAAGGCATTTTCTTGGTCACTAAACCTGATTAAAAGCCTATCCAGCTCAGTAGATCCTTGTGGCGTAGTGCCAAAAACAAGAACATGACGGTCGCTCGTAACCATAACCTGCCTGTTCTGCAAAGGCACAGATGTACTAAACTCGCTTATTTTAAACGCTCTGGTAGACACACCGTCATTTTCACGCCAAAAGAATAATTCTCCACCTCTTGGACAAAGTATTAAGTTTTCACCAAAGTTATCTTGTGTATATATGCGGAGGCCCGTGGTCGTTGAAATGGGTTCAGACGATGCCAGACCCCAACCATCGGCACCCCAAGTTCCAGCACCCCAACCAGAACCTAGTAGCTGTCTTGTTGAACCTCTATTTAATTGATATTCAGCCTCAATCAAGCCTGAATTGGTTAAGGTAAAACCAGCGTTTGAAGAAAGAGTAATAGTGTAAGTATTACTGGTGGGAACGGTTATAATCTCATGTTCTTTTACTAATAAAGTAACTAAAGAGCTAAGTTGTGAAGGCAATTCACAACTTGTGAACGTGACAAAATCCCCAGTTAACGCCCCGTGATCGTTGTCTGTTATGGTAACAGTTGTACTGTTAAAAGTGCTTGTAAACGTAATAACTGCGTTTGCGACAGGCGCAGCGTTGATATTAACAGAAAGAGAACCAAGGCCAGACGAGGCTAAAAAACCAGAAGGAGAAACAATTACGTTTGTCATATTTCACCCCTTAATCGCCTACAGGAACAAGAACACCCGGCTCTATAGACACCTCAACTGTGCCAAGAACAGTTACACCAACTATTTCAGCCTTAGTTTCAATTACTTCTGTTGCATCAAGTGTAACAGAACCAAGACTAGCTGTTAAACTTAAACCTGTTACGGTGCTTTCTACATCAACATCAACTGGTTTTTTAACACTACGTCTTATGGGTGTAATGTCATTATATGTGCCACCAGACTCAATGTAATATTTTCTATCTGTACCTAAACCAAGGAATTTGTCGCCAGCTAAGTTTGTCCAAGTGTGTAAGGTTCTAGGCGTACCAAGGTAGGTGTTATTAGATAGTTTTTCCCAACCACCTATCTTTTCCGGATAACCAAAACGAAATCTAACTTTATCACAGTCATTCCAACCACCTTCATTACTATATGAAGTAGTTTCCTTGTTTATTCCGGGTTTAAACTGTAATTTAGTTAGAGGCATTAATACGTCTTTGCTGCTTCGTTGTGTGGAACAGGTGACGGGTCTGTTGCTTTTTCAATATTACCTGCTAGAACTATTCTTTCTGCTGGTGTGGCACTAACGCTATGCATCATTATCGGAGGGAAAACAATTAGTCTGCCTTCTTTAGCCTCAATGTTAACACCCTCTAAGCGTAAAGGACTGCTTCCTTCCGCACATTTTAAAAAGTAAACAAAACTTAAATGTGCAGGAAAATGATGATGAGGTACTGTATTTTGCCCTTCTTTGTACCTAGCAACCCAAGCATGAGTTAGAACCCAAGCAGGTACACAAGCAGCCCAAGGATGGTCGTTTATAAGTTTTATCAGTTCGTCAAGAACAGGATTAAGAGCGTTTGTTTCTTCCCATATACACCAATGAGACATATCCGCTTTTACATTGCTGGAATGACTTTGACTATCAGTAAAGGTGTTACAGTATTCTTGCGCTTCTGGAGTAACAATACTGTTATCTGTGTCTCGTATTAGTACAGGCAAATCTATTGATATTTGAACAAAGTTAGCTTTTGTACTAAATCCCTCTTGAGGTTCAAAAGGGACGCGTTGATTTAACACAGGGTTTTTATGGTCATTTACATTTGGAGAGGGCAACAATCTTATTACTCCTCAGTATCTTTTACTGCTGCTGTTCTTTTTTGACCAGCGGATAAGAAAGATGGTGTAGAACCAGTTGTTTTAAGATGTGCTGGATATATTCGATAAACAACATCGTCTAAGTCTGCTTCAGTCCATTTTGACTGTAACTCAAGAAAAGTCCATGTACCGTCAGTAAATGTAATCTTTGCGGTTCCATTATTAATTTCTGATACTGTGTATTCCATACTCATTGTATTTGTCCTCTATATATTATGGGGCGTTTCCTTGAACGGTTCCATTGTTAGTAAAGGTTAAAGTTCCCCCTGACTGCCTAGCGTATTTTCCAGCAGCACCGCCAGCACCGCCAGCAACACCATTAGTGTAATTGCCGTTAACACCAGTAGCTCCAGTAGCTCCAGCACTGCCAAAATCACCACCAGCTCCACCAGATCCACCAGCACCAGAGTTATTAGATCCACTGCTGCCAGAAGCACCAGATCCAGCAGATACGCCATAGCCAGCACCCACACCACCAGCACCGCCACCTCCACCAGAAGAATACGAAGTGCCTGTAATATTCAAAGTGTAACGATAGAATGGCTGACCATCATTGTAAACATATTGAACCATCTGGTAGCTACCTCTTGAATAGACACCATAAGATGTGGTTACGTTTGGAAATGTTTGTATAGGATAGAAATAACTTCCTCGAACATCAGTGCCGTTATTCCTAATAAAATATTTATAATTCCCATATTCCAGATAGGCCCAATATGTAACGCCCGAATAGTAACCAGTAGTGGACGTATAGCTGCCTTGACCACCTGTGCCGCCAGTACCTCCACCTCCACCGCCAGAACGAACAACGCCGTTGTTAATAAACGTGCAAGTGGTTGCTGATTCAAACGCGTCACCACCAGCCTGACCAGCCGCACCCCCATAACCAGACAACGTGCCATTGTTGGTGATGGTAATAGTGCCTGCGCCACCAGAAGGAACTTCTAACGCTTCTTCTGACGTGCTTGTTGCACCTAACTCAACACCACTATCAATCACGATTTCTTTTGGATAATCCAAATCAAAATCATCGCCAAAAATTGTACTGGCATTTTGATTGGTTGCACCGCTGGTATATGTTTTGCGAAAGCCCTTAGCTGTGCTTCTAAAGTCTGCAATTTTAATTTCACCGCTTGTCGGAACAGATGCGGCAAGATTTGTAGCAGTGTTGTCACTAGCTTTGGCTTTTATGTTTGTTCCACCACGATACAAATCTGAATATGAAATAGCAGAAGACCCGCCTACGAACTCAGTTCGTAAGTCCGAAAAACTAACTGCGCCACTCGATGCGATAGCCATTAGATTGACCCAAATGCAGTTACATCATCAACGGTTACAATCTCACCATCATCCGCAAACTTAATCTTTGCAGTGCCATTATACTTAAATAACAGATTGTTACCGCTCAACTCTATTGTCCACTTACTTGAACCAAATTGAATAGCCTGACTATTTGTATCCAACGTACCTCCAAGCTGGGGAGTCGTGTCGTTAACAAGGTCGGTAGGAACTGAAAGCACATTACTAACATCTGTTACAGCAGCCCCACCACCAGCACCGTCACAGAAAATAATTTTAGAGGTTCCGTTGCTTACGCTTACATTTGCACCAGAACCCTGTGTAAAGGTTGCTGTTTGACCAGACGCATTGTTAACAATAAAGAACTTTTTAAGTGTGTTAGGTGATATTGTAATCGTGTTTGTACCAGAGGGAGAGCCTATTAAATTTAAAAAATTAAACTGAGCCTCTGATGCCGTTCCGTCACTAGCAGTTAACGTATGCGTAGTGCCGCTAAGTGAAATATTTCCTACTCCACCAAGACGATCAACAATATCGAAGTTTGTATTAGTTGTATCGCCCCAAGTTCCAGCCTGTTCGCCGGTAGCGGGTTTTTCAAGACCAATGTTTGTGTATGAACTAGCCATGTCTCATTTCCTTTTCAGGGTTTCAAACAAATATACAGCAATATTTTTTATGCCGCAACCTCTGTCCAAATGTTAGAGGTTGATGGAACAATCCTGCCCCAAATTATAGGGTCAGAAATACTGCCTGTTCCAACCACTCCTGTTAATGACACAACAGCCGTGCCAACTACCGATTCACTGCCAAGACCTGATGTCATAGCTATTCCAGTAGGAATAGGTGCAACATCTATAATAATAGTTTCACTACCTAAAGCGGATGTCGCAGCAACTCCTGTAGTAGGTGCACCTGTGTTAGTTTCAATACCTACACTAGCAAGTGTACCTGTGCCAGCAACTCCTGTAAGTGTTAAAACACACGTTCCAACAACACTTTCATCACCAAGCCCAACAGAACCAACTAAGCTGTCTTCAGTAGCAATCGCTCCTGCACCAACTAAAACCGACTCAAGAAGTGTTGTTCCTACAACACCTGTAACAGTTGTGGTTGAGTCACCAACAACAGTTGGAGTGTTTAAGTTTGTAGTGCCTACTAAACTTGAAGGGGTGATAATCTGACCAACGTCAGCGTTAACACCGCCACCCCATACACCCTCACCCCAAGTTCCATTACCCCAACCAGTAAGGCTTTCGGTTGTTCCTAAAACACCTGTTACGGAAAAAGACACAGGTATTGAAACAACAACTGTGCCCACCGCACCTGTGCCAGTTACACTGGTTGGCTCTGCAACATTAAATATAAAGATTCCTGCACTGCCTACAGCAGTTGTTCCCGCAACGCCCGTTGGCGATACAAGAGCACTACCTGAAACAGATTCATCGCCCAAGGCTGAAGTTGAAGCGAGTCCTGTAACAGCCACTGTGGCATCAGCAAAACCGCCCCAACCACTTGCGTTCCACGCACCTTGACCCCAACCGTTTACAGACATAATAGCCTGCCTTTAGGCGATACGGATAATCGCGCTGGATCCGTTTGCCGTTGGAAACTGTATTGTAAACGTGCCAGATGTAGATGACTTATTACTTGTAAAATCTAGTACAGCCACGGCTTTGTTACTGTCTGTGCTGTTGTATATCAAAGCACCCATTGCAGTGATCGTTGCTGTAGTAAAACTTAAGTCAGCAAAATCTGTAAAAGCTGTTGTTCCAGATGATGTCGGGTCTACTCTAGTTAGAGTTCCACCACCAGATGCATATGACCCACTATTTGCAACTTCACCAGTCGTTGTAAACGCGGTAGTCGTAGCACCTAATGTTGCAGTTGTAGAGGATTTTCCGCCACCACCTTCTGCGTATAAAGCCAGTTTAAAGGTGTCGCCACCTGAGTTTTTAAAGTTGTGCACACCCTCTAAAAGTTCTTTTTTAAAAGAGGTGCACATTGCTTGTGCTATAGCCATGTCTATATTCTCCTAACAAGTTCAGCCATGTCGCTGTTTCCAGCCTGTGACATCTTGTTGGCGATAGTAGCACGTTCTTCTCGGCGCGCCAACTCCATGTAATGATATAATACATGACGCAAATGATTTTGAAAAGCCTCGGCTTGATCTCGTATTGCAGGAGGAGCCGTATTAGACACAGACATAATTTTATCCATAGCTAATTCAACTAATTGTTCTGTGGAATGACCGCCACCATCAGAAGTCATAACATTAACAGAAGATACCTGCACACCTGTTTCAAAACTAATCATTTTCTTCCTCATAACTTACGTTTGGTATATCGTGCCTGCCTATTAAAACAGGATCTTTTCCATCTAAAGGTTCTGGGGGCGATAAACCCTCTTCGTGTAAATATTTAGACAACTTGCTTTGTTTAGACACAACAAGCTGATTATCCACCATTCTTTGAACTAAAGGATCTTCAAGTCGATGATAACCATACAACTTTTCATTTTCAGGAACATTGGTGTCTAAAAGACCAGAATGAGGAGCTACTTCAACAAGCACTCCTCTAGACAAAGCCGCTGCACACCAAAACTCTACACAGGCTCTGCCCGCTTCTGCAAAATGAATGTTTTCTTTGTAACTAAAATCTATGCCATACAGGCATACTTTTGCAACTTTGGAGTAAATAGCAAAGGCCATGGCGTAAGCCACGGTATTGTTAAAGTAACAAAAAGACACGTCTTTTATGACTTTTTCCAAGGGATACTCTATTATTTCAGGCACTCTACTATCTAAAGCACAAGAATAAATCGGGCCCTTGTTTGGAGTCTGTAACAAAAACTCTTTTGCTATCCCTGTTTGTTTTCCAGCTTTTACGTCATCTAAAAAACGCTCTGCCGGGTCCATCATGAAAGTGCGGTCAACTTGTAATACCGCACCTATACAATTTATACCCCAGATTTCATCAAATTTTTTAGAATTTATCCTATGTAAAACAAAATCGCTAAAGCTGCCTCCCATAGCCACAATAGCGATTTCTTTCCCTTTCAGGTTTTTTTTCATTGTTTCCTAACTCTTGTTAATCCCTCTCTATAAGCATCTGTATTCTCTACACCTTCTGCATAAAGTTTTAAACGAGTAGCAGCCTCAATAAACCGCTTTTCATATTCTTGCGATAGAGAAGGATCTCCTTTCATAAAGGTGTAGGCATCCACTAAACAACCGTATAAAAGAACATCTGGAGCATTTTCTCCAAACCATGAAGTACCTGCACTTCCAGTTATAGAACTTGGTCGATAATAATAATGAAGTTCACAAGTATAAGCAGCGTCTGGAGTAGGAGCTAGTATAAAGTTGTCTACATCAAACAAACTGTAATACTTAGGTGTACCTGTGGTAGATGGGTTAGGCGTGTACTCCTGCAAAAAATTAACATCCTTCTGAAGTAAAAAAACATTTTCATTGTTTTTTACTATAGATAAAGAGAAAGATGCTAAATAATCTGAAGGAGCGGCTAAAAACTTATTGCCAGAAGTGGTTGACGCTGTTGCGTTTTTCCTAAAAAAATCAAGATCAACTAGTTTTAACAGCCGCTCTTCTGTGTTTTTAATAAAGTTATCTAAATTGTTAACAAACGTGGTTTCGCTGTTTTCTGTGTAATCTTGGATAGCTGTTTTTAAGGTAGTATGTGTATAAGTCATTTTTTACACTATTGTTATGTTTCCGACCATGCTGCTATGCACAGTGCATTGATATACCAAAGAAGTATCACTTGGTTCATGTGGCACAATAAATTGTGTAACACCTGTAACACTATTGTAATTTTCTGTAACACCTGTTGTAAACGCGGAGCCCCCGGAACTGGTTCTTATTTGTAAAGGATGACCACTAACATGACTAGAGTTATCTATTATGTAAGTATGTCCTTTGTAAAAGGTAAAATTAGGATTATTTCCGGAAGTAGCACCCGGACCAGAAAATTGATAAGCTGATCCTGTAGCCGCCGTTGTGGTGTATTTAGTTACAGGACCAGTGGTTTCATCGTTTAACCTAATCCAAACCCCACCATGAGCAAAATACAGCCCACCAGTTGCGTGAACGTGAGCTACAGCTCCATGATATGTTGAAGCACTAGGTAAATCGCTCAAAGCACCATAATAAAAGACTATTTTGTTTGCACCAGAACTAACATCAAAAAGACCATTTGCATCTATTATATCAGTCAAAACGCTAGAACTGTTTCCTAACGCTGCATAAATCTCATTGAAATTGTCATTAATCTTATCCGCACCAGCACGAAGAGTATCACCTGTGCCATCGTTTGCGCTTGATCCAATTCCTACTGTTTGTTTTGCCATTTAAGCCTCGTCAAAAGTCCTACTTGTTGCATCAAGTGTAACACTTGTTGAGTCAAAGGTCGATGTTGACGTTGTTACAGAAACTGTTACAGACCCAAGTGTAATAGTGGAAGAAACACCTGTTAACTCAACAGGGGTGACAACAGCCCCACTAAAAGTAACTGTGCCAACTTTACCCTCTGCTTGAGGAACCAACTCATACCGCAAAGTGGTTATGTTAAAAACAGGAAACTCAATTTTAGCGTTAAATATGTTATTAGTGTTTGGTCTAGGTTCTCTAAGTGTTTGTGGGTCATGTACTTTTTTAAAAGGTCCAAGTTGAGGATGTTTTCTTTCAAATTCATCCTTCCCGACTAATAAACCGTTCCATTCTTTACGCATGTCTCTGTATCTATAACGCATTCCAGAGCGATCAGATATGGCGTAAGCATTTTTTCCAGAGGCGTATCTAGCCATTAGTTTGCCCTAAAGTAAGCATATTCCGGAGTCACTGTGAAACTAGCTCTATCTCTGTCCTCTCCCATAGCTCTTTCAAACTCTTCCTCATATATGACTTTTAACATTTGAGTGCGTTCAGGAGCGCGTTTAAGTGAAAGATAGTAGGCTAAACCAGCCGCTAAACAAGGATAGAACCTAAAAGGTACGTCCAAAGTGTTTACAGCAGTATCAGCGTCATCTATGCGTGTCAAAGCATTGTAAACGACCACATCCGTGCTGTTATCGGGTGTTGGCCATAAACGTAAGCTGGGCGTTACTTGTCTATCCAAGAAAAACTGTGTGGGCCTACCAGTGGTGGCTTTAGTAGGAATGTTTAGATCGTCATCCCGACTAACTCTTGTTAAAGAAAAATCCGTGCTACTACGCGTCACAACAGCACTTAATATGTCTATTATGTCCGTAGACAGAGCGTATGTTCTTGTCCCAGAGGTTAAGGCTTGTGTTCGTTGCGTTATAGTCCACTGATTAAGACCACGATTGGCCCACTCAGCTAACATTAAGTTAAGAGAACGCCGCGCAGTTTTAAGGTCATAACCGGTCCTAACCTCTAACCCACAACGCTCAAAAGCCTCTTCTACGTAATCGGATACGTCTAATTCAAAATCTACACTTCCAGAAACAGCCATCACTTATCTTTCGCATACAAGTTATCAAATATCTGGTTCACATCCATTGTATAGTCTAAATCTGATTTTGAATAGTGTATATGCTGAGATGGCAAGAAATCTGGCGCACCCTCGCCTGTTTCAAACCAAGCCGGATGTGTGACCCTCACACGATTGTTAGGCAGAGCAACGATGTTACCAGTATAAGGACCAGCATCTAAAAGCTCTAAGACATGGCTTTGCTTATGTTGCGCCGGGTCATCAGCTATCTCACTTTCAGTATAATCTACCGTAAAATAGTACTTAGCTGGATAAAACTCAGGTCCTATTTTAGCTATCCAAGGGCACGGATGAGCTCGATCTAAACGATAAACTGCGTGTGTATGGGACATACAGTCCCAAGGCTGCGCCAAATGGACAGGCATAGGTTCTGGCCATTCTTCAAAAGGGGTGTCTGCAACAAGCGCGGTTATGGGCATTCTGGCCCACATCGCTCCCCCATGCACGTTCTGTTCATCCGTGTCATCCGTTTCACAGCCGGTGAATATCATCTGAAAACTCAAACACCGGCTGGGCATCGTGGTAACCGCAATCGCCATGGCATGAAGAAACTCGCCATGATAATTAGAATGGTTGCAGGTATACTCTCTCCGCACCCAGCATTTGAAATGCGGAATATTACTTTGAAGATAGGGCAAGGTCTTATACCTTGCCGCCCTTGGCCATACCCTTCTTCTTCATCATGCCGCCACCGGCCATCTTTTTGACTTTACCGCCTTTGGCATAACCTTTTTTCTTCATCATGCCACCACCGGCCATCTTCTGGACCTTACCGCCCTTAGCCATGCCCTTCTTCTTCATTCCAACGGCACCGCCTTTTGCATAACCTTTTTTCTTCACCTTGCCGCCCTTAGCCATACCTTTTTTCTTCATGGTGGGGGCTGCGTTTCCAACAAGGCTAGATGCATACTCATCCATTGTCATAAATTCTTTTGCCATTTTTTGCTCCTATGCAATTTTGGTGCGTTTTCTTCTGTTAGCCATCACAGCACCGCAACCACGTGCTACAACAGTTCCGGGGATCTTTTTCCCTCTAAAAGGTCTCTTAGGGCGTGTTACAGCCCCTCCGTTCCTTAAATTTGTTACCTTCGCAGGTTTTGTATTAGCGACCGTAGTCTTTCCTTTAGCTCCCGCTTTTTTCTTTTTACGCGCAGTTGCAGCGCGTTCACTCTTGGATAGACTATTAGCTTTAGATCTAGGCAAGCAACGATCAGGGTTTTTCTTATCTTTTGAAGTACCACATGGGCCTTTGATAGAGCCATCAGATCCAATCCTTACCCAGTCTTGTTTCAGCCATTGTTTTAACTGTCCCATTATGCAGTCCCTTGCTGCCTTCGTATTGCATTTTTACCCGCCTTTGCTATTCTAGCTTGTTCCGGCTTTTTCGCTACTTTAGCTCTTTGCTCCAAAACTGTAAGTATTTGTATCTTTCTAGCAAATGGTTTTTTTATTTTTTTAACTTTAGCAACCGTAGCCCTTGCGTCTGCGGGTGTAGCAAACTTTATAGATACGGTGTCTTTAGGGTTCTCATCCGTATATAGCCGACGACCAGACCCTTTAGGTTTTTTACCGGTTCCTTTTTTAGGATCTTTTGCGTTTCCCATTTTTCACCAACTTAGACAATGTTTTTGCCTGCCCGGCATGAAGTTTAGAGGCTTTTTTTAAACCTTTAACAACTTTACGAACTTTCCTTTTGTTTGAAGAAGTTAAACTCATCGGCCTTTCCTTTTTCCGCCTTTTGATTTTTTGGCGTAATTGGGGTCTTTACAGTATTTTGAAGCGGCCAAGTTTGCATACGCTGACGGGTATGTGTCAAATGTACGTTTAGCCCATGCCTTGCCCTCCGGACAAATCTTACCACCACTTTTTACCTTTCCACCCTTTTTCATGCGAACTACGCCTTTTGAAACGCGTTTAGGTACAGGACACGCGGCTGCCCCTATTCTCACTGCACTGGTCATCTAAAACACCTTCTGCACGACGGCTGCTGCAACAATTAAACCGGCTATACCCCAAAGCCTTTGATCTAACTTATCAAGTTGCTTTTGTATTTGAGCATATCGACCATTGCATTCCTTTTCATGCTTTTCTAATAACTTTAAAACGTCGTCCGCTTTCATTAGCACTTCCATCTTTTGCGAGCTTGCCTTAGCCTGCTATTTGGGTTTTTAGCTGCTTTAGGAAATTTTTTCATCTGACCAGCAGAACGAGCACAAAAAGACTTTCTTCTCTTTGCAGCTTTGCTGCCGGGTTTTACTTTTCCTGTAACAGCCGTTTTTAATTTAGATCCGGGGTTTGCCCGCCTATAAGCAGCCACCCCAGCCTTAGTCATCCCCGCCCCAGCCTTTGTGGGACGGAAATTCTTTTTGTTTCGAGGCGGCATTTTAGCTTTTTTACGCTCTGCCATACAACTCTCGTCAGTTGAAGAATATAGTTGCCGCAGTTATGTTTGTGAGAGCACTTACGTAAATATCGCTCACACGAATACCATTTGCTGGGATGTTAACAGAATGTGTATCAGAAGCGTTAAAATCCAAATCTAACACGGTAGACCCCCCGTCACCATCAGTAACGGTTAGACGAGGTGTGCCAGAAGCCGTCTTCAACTGTATCTGACGAATACGGGCGGGGCCTACAGATAAAGATCCTGTGCCTGTAATCCGCTTTGTTCTTACATCAGAATCAGACATTTCAAACTCCCATTAAGAAGTTGGAGCGTCGGAAGAAATACCGAAAAACTTCAACGCAATAACACCCCCAGCACCGGCTGTACCAGAAACAACTAGTTCTACTTCGTCAGCAGTGGTATCTGCCGCAGTCGTAGCACCACCAGACATTCCTAATGCACCGTTGCAAGGAAAGAAACCTTTAAAACCCGTAGAATTTATGGCCGCAGATATTCCATCTACGTAACCATCTGTGTCTGTATCAGTGCCAATATCTACAAGATTAACAGCGTTAGCGGCGGCACTTGTAACTGTAATTGCTACACCCATAGGTATAAAATTGGCCGGAATACCTATTGAAGACTCTTTATGAGCCGTTCCTGTAGCAGCAACTGTTATAGAAGTGCTATAGGTGGAGAGAGTCATTTCATTAGTAAGACCTCCGGTTGTGGAGTTCTTAATAATTGTTTTAAACCCGTTTTCTGAACGGACTGGACCTGTAAAAGTAGTATTAGCCATTTACTTCTCCTGTCTTGGCTAGTGTCAACCCCCCGATGGAGTTGTCAGGATAATTAATAATACAATAAAAAAGAGCGACTGTGAAGCCGCTCTTTCTGTTTCCAAACGGAACTTTTATGCTGCGCCCGGTGTGCCAAACACACAACGCCAATCCGAAACACCAAAGCTATAACGCTCACGTGCCTTAAACCGCATGTTACCGGTGTCAAAGTCACCTTCCATAGCAGTTTTGATTGGAGAACGGTTAAAGTATTTGAAACCGTTAGGTGCATCAGTTTTGATGAAAAACGCATCTGTATCTGTCAAGAAATGGTTAACTACCGCCCCTTCGGGAAGCATACCCATGTTCTTGATAGCATTTGCGTCGTTATCAGCCGTTGCTGAACGTAAGTTTGAGTTGATTACTCTCTCCGCAATAAATTGCAATTCTTTTGGAATAATCAGCTTTGTACCACGAACAGCAATCTTCAAACCCCGTTCATCGGTAAACCCTGCGATATCTATCAACATCTGCTCAAGTGAAGTTTCATTCAAATCAGCGGCAGTTGACAGCAAGTTACGCTGGTTACCTGAAAGAGATGGGTGTGATGAAGAGCAAAGTGATGCACCGTCACCGATTGCAGATGCGCCTGCTGTGAACGCGTTGTTCAAAATAGCCGCAGCTTTAATCTGTTTGGTCTGAGCCATGGAGCGGGCCAGAGCCTTGGTGTAACGAGATGCCAAACGGTCATACAAGTTATCTTCGATGGCTTCCTCAGTAATTGAGAATGCCAAAGCGATTGTTTCATGTGTGTACCGTGCGGTAAATGTTTCTTGAGCATCATCAAAAGAGACGGCTGCGCCCTCTTCTTTAGTTGGTGCTGTTGAAAATCCACCGAGCATCACCTCTTCTTCAAAAGAACGATCTGAGGCTTCTTCTGCAAAGATCTCAGCATGTTCGTTCTCATAACGGTCGTACTCAAGCCCAAAAAGTGCATTCAGACCGGGTTCTAGCTCTTTAGCTAGTTGTGCTCTTGAAATAGCCATGTCCTAGCCTCCTATATGCCGGTGTTTGCTGCGGTGCCTACGGCGGCAGCAAAGCCTGAGTTAAACGGTGCGTTCAAACGAACAATGTACTGATGACCAACCGCTGAATAATCAGTATTACCTTCCTCTTCATAGAGGCCAACAATACGAACATCCAAAGTCGCGGTGGTTGCAGCGGTGCTAATATCTAACATGTCTGAAGACTTGCCTGTATTAGTGCTACCGTTGTTAACACTAGCCATGTCACAGTTAGCAAAAACGTCAGCCAGTGCGGTTGCACGGTTTGTGTTAGTGCCATCTGCCACTACAACATATAGCTGCATCGGGTCATCATATATGTAAGCTTTTACCGGAAAGTTGGTATTAACACTTACAGCGTTTGAACCGGGCCAATAATTAAGGTGGGTCGATTTACCGGTAACGGAATCAACGTACTCAACACCACCTAAAACGCCCAAAGGGGCTACTGCTTGATCAGAACAAATAATTGTTCCGGCAGAGCTTGGGATAACAATCCCACCGTTGTAGATAGCGGTTGTGTAGTTGTTGGCAATCTCATACATCGTCGTAGCGTTGTTGTTGATATTGCCGCCCGTTTTACCAATAGGACGAAGGCCAAAACCACCTGTTAAGGTATTTGCCATTAGTTTCTCCTAGTTGACAAAAAGGTAGCCATCATTTCTGCGGGCCACCAAAAGTTACACGAGATTGACGATTAGGTTTATTAATCGTCATAGTCGAATGAGCGTTCTCTCTCATCATGTCAGAATCTACTGCTTCCATCTGATCAGCACTTCTTGAGTTGAAGTAAGCTGTTCTTTCAGCCACAGTTTCATCTGGTATACGAGCAAGAACTAAACCACCTACTCCAAACACACCTTCATATTTACCTGAGTCGATAACCGGAGCTTCAAAGTCAGGATACTCATCACTGCGGACGAGCTCATAACCTTCACGCAACTTTGCGCTGATATTTTTGGTATCGTCAAAACCACGAGTTTCAGCTCGTATCCAACGATGCTTATATCCATCCGGTGCAGGCGGTGCGTCTAACATAGACGGGGGAGCCCACGGCTTACGCCTAGCCGTCTTCTCCCTAGAGGTTTTTGCGCGAGAAGCACGATCTATGGCACCTTCAAACATTTCATTTTGTTTTTCGGACATTCTCTTACTCCTTCACGTATTTCGCGTATTCTTCAAGCGGCACACCCAATTTCTTCGCTATTGCGACTTGGCTAGGGGTGAGTCTAACCGTTTTCCCACTACTGCGCCCAGAACTATTGCGGGATACGGAAGCAACCGTCTGAGCGGGCCGTTTGCTACCACCGTTAAGCTTATGTGGAAATTCTGTCCGCATACGCTTGTCTAATTCATTATAGTAGTCATCTGTCTGCGGGTCAAACCCTTCGTTCTCAACAAGCTTTTTATGTATGCCAAAAGCAGCATATGTCATAGCTTCATCTGAACCAAACCAGTCATTACGCGACGCCCACTGTTCCGCCTTCGGGTCCGGGCGGCGAGGTTGCTGCTGAGGCATAGGTGCCTGTACCTGCGCTTCCTGTTGAGCTTTAGCCTGTTGGGCATAGCGTTCTTGCTGAGCTTTAGCCTGTTCCGCGCGATCATTTTCAATCGCGAGTCTGGTGATCTTCCTCTGTGCCTCAACAACACCGTTAGTATCCCCAATCTCTATAGCACGAGCCAACTCTTGTTCAGCAGAGGCTGTTTGAGTTTCCACACGATTACTATACTCTTGAACATAATTAGTGTCCAAAGCGTCCATGCGACTTTTTAACTGTTGCGCCTCAGCCTGTACATTTTTAGCGTACTGTATGGCCTCTTCTCTTTGACGCTCAACCTCTCGCATTTTCTTTGTAAGACGATCAATTCGCATTTGCGTCTTACTTTTAGCTTTTTCAAAATTATCATCAGAGTCTTCGGACTCCGCAGCGAGAGGAACGTCTTGTTCTTTTTCTTCGCTGCCTATTTCAACCTCAGTTTCCTGAGCATCGTCTAGATCTAATTCAATCTGTTCTTTTTTTTCTTCTGCCATTTATTTCTCCTAGAAATGCAGGATATCTTCAGGTTCTTTGATACGAGCCAAGATCTCATCATCATTCAAGATGCGAACTTCACCACCATCAATACGGAAACGCGAGCCAGCATAACGGGCAAACATTACCCAATCAGACTGCTTGCACCATGGACCAGAGGGAAACTTCTCTGTGTCCTTATAAGCCAGAGGCCCTACTTTTAGGACATAGCCAACCTGTGTAGATACTGTTTGCTCTTCGACAACCTTGTCTGGCAGATAAATACCACCATCAGTCTTGCCTTTACCCCTGTAGGGTAAAATAAGCAAACGCCAGCCCGTGGGGTCTGGCATCCTTTCTAGAAGTGAACCACCTATGGCTTCGGGGTCCAATACTTTATCAGTGACATCTTTGTAAGCTTCTGTGAGGTTGGCGACTCCCTCTGCTACATCGTCAATGTTAACCTTTTGCGCCTCAGTCATTACTTTGCTCCTGTTTATCTAGCAGGCTCTTGAGTTCCTGTTCCACGTGATCTAGAGCTTTTAAGTTGCCCATGAGCTCACGATACTGCTCCATGCTATTTACATTGTCATAAATTAACAAATCGTAAATAGCCTGACGCCGCTCTTTTACAATCCGAAAAACGGCCTCAGCAAAATATATTTCATCCACTCGTATATCTCCGCGCTAAATCTGATATCTTTTTATACCAGTATTAACGCAAAGTCACGCGTTTCTTCATTCCTTTTCAGCCAGCCCTTACCAAAAGTCTCAAACGTCCGGAGACTGCGATAAAATTCTTCGCGCTCCTTAGCCAAATCTTCAATAACGCCCTCTGCGCCCTTGCCGTTTACGGCCGCAATAGTCAAAGGACCAATAGCCCCGTCCTGTGTAGCGTTCACTACTTTCTGTAAACCACGCGCCGCACGACCCGGACCGCTATTCACGGCCCAGTCAAAGGTAGAAAAGTCCACCCCACCGGGGAGCTCGTCACCTTTTACCTTGTCCCAGTAAAGATTTTTGTAAATTATCTCTACGTGTTCATCAGGTATATTCTTTAGCTCCTCGACATCTTCGAGAGGCCGCTCTAGGAAATCAGCATATGTTTTATGTGTAATCCCTTTATTGGTCGCTCCACCCGGATCTTCCGGATGGTCAACGAAGCCGCCCTCGTGTTTCAGCACAAGGGCTAAGCTTTTAAAAAAGTTAGCTTCCATTATTTTGTCAAACCTTTTTGTTTTTCATATGTACGGAGTCCACCAAGCCCCAACATGCCCAGCAACACAGTCATTAAAGTATCCATGTCGAAAGCTGGGTAAGCAGGTGGAGTAAGACCAAGATACGCCGTCACCACATCAGCAATAGGAATAGCAAGAAAATGCACAAAGAGAGCAAGTCCACAAGTCCAACCAACGAAAGGTCTCCATCCAGCTACAAAAATATTTTTCGACTTCGCTTCCTCAGCGTTAATTGCAAGCTGTCCCTTTGCCAGCTCCTGCGCGTGTCGTTCTGCCATTGTCGCAATCTCATGCGCCAACTCATTCTTCTTATCTTTGTCTTCAACGAACTTACCTATCAGATCTGTTGCTGGACCTATTAACGCCTGTAACATGGGTTACTCCTCAATAAAATCTAAAATTTCTCCGTTTAGAACCATAACTTTTAATTCTTTGCAGGACCACTTCTGGTCAAAATTATTAGTGTGACCTACATTACGTTTTATCTTTCGACGCACAGAAAGGCACTCACCAAGTGACTTGTACGGGGTATATTCTACTTTCTCCCCGCCCATGACCAGCAATAAAACAAAAGTTAATTCAACCATTGTTTCGCATCTTTTCTATATTTTCTTCTATTGTTGTTATTCTTTTTTCGTAAAACTCTAATGTTAATTTTTGTTGTTGGTCATAGGGGGCTTTACCGTCTTCTATTTGAGATTGAAGCTTTTCAAATTCCAAAGCTAAGTGCTCAATTAGCATGAATTGCTCAGAATCAGCCGGGAGGCTTCCCATCTCT